TATAAATATTAAATATTTTATAATATTTTATAATATAAATTGTAAATTATTTTATTTGTATATATAAAATTATATTTATGGAAGAAACATTTATAATTAATTCTAATAATATAAAACTGTCATCTTTAATGACGTATGATGTTACAAAATATGAACCTATGGGAATTGTAAGAGGCACAAAAGTTCACGGAATATCACTATTTAGAAGCATTGTGGGAAATTTATCATCACTATTTGGCGGGAAAAATGATGCAATAAATAAAAAAGTTGACGATGTGTATAATGAGTCAATCCAAGAGTTAATAAATAGTGCATTAATAATGTATCCAGGAGTAAAAATGATTTCAGGAATAGAGGTGACGTTGAGTGAAATGAAAAATATAATAATATGCGTTGCAACGGGAACGGCACTAGCTCCCTTGAAAAATGTGGAAAATATGATCAGAATCAAGACACAAGAAAATGGCAAGCAACAAACCAGGCGTCGTCACGTGTAAATAATTCATCGTCAGTGTAATAATGTCAGTGTAATAATTTCGTTGCTTGGTTTATATATAGCGAAATATTTTATTTGGATTGGGAAGGTGAGACAAAAATAAAAAATAAAATATAAATAAATAATAAATAATAAAATGGATAATAAATTATTTATTACTTTTAATGCATTTTTACTATTATTTATATTTTTAGCAGGCGGTATCAATAAAATCGTGTCGTTTCAAGGCACGGTAGAATTTCTTGAGACGAAAATAAACGCAATTCAACTAAATCCTATATTTATTATGGCGGTTATTGCTGCGATTATATATTTTTATGTGGTTCTGATAACGTTCGGGAAAGCAAGCCAAACAAGCCGGTTAAATGGATATTTGTTTCTTCTCATTAGCATAGCATTCATCGGAATTCCGGTTTTAGCGTATTGTAAAAAGGCGCTAAACCAGAGTAAAATGCTGGTTTCACTTATCTATGATTCGACAATTATAGGAGTGATTGGGCTTCTGACGCTTGGAAGTTTACTAATACTGTATTCTCTCTATACGAGCAAGTATGAAGAGTATGCGTATGTCGCCACGATTGGACTAGCGGTGTTTACTGCGATGACGATTTTAATTTTCCATTTTCCGACGAATCCAGATGAAATGATTTCATTTACAAAGAATCTCTCTATTTTCGGCGGACTAATGTTGTTATCGCAGCGATTCGTTGGTTCATAGAAAGTTATAGAAAGTCATACGTTTTCATTTCTTTATTATCTTCGATAAAACTGAAGCGAAGCTTATACGACAATAAATTTTCCAAAATACTTCCAGATTCGCCTTGATTAAAGATACTGATAACGTCTTTGGGCGAACATCCATCCTTAATGAATGTGGTATTGGAAATCGTTCCATCCATAAATGTTACCGGCTGATCATCACCGACTACAATTTGGTTTCCGTTGGTTGTAATGTAGTTCATAGAAGCGTCCATGTAGGTAATATATGGCGGCGAATCGGGATCCGCTTTTGAATTTGTAAGCGTGTCGACGGAAATCGTATTGTTTAAAAGTCCGTTGATATAAACGTCGAGCGCGCGCTTACTGCCATTGTAAAACGTGTTTGCATCGGGATTATAAATGGGTATAATCTGATTTGTTGTTGCATCATACACGGTTTCGTTTTTATCGAGGTCAAAATCGTCATCGCCATTATAATTTAAAACGACGTTTACAGGTTCTCCAATGGGAAACAGCATGATTGTAGTAGTTGTTACGGTTGTTGCAGTAGAAACGACGAGGTTTCCATCGGCATCGAGTGCCAAAGTCAAAGGTGATGGCGAAGTTCCATCTTTTTTTGTTACGCGTAACAAATTGAATAATGCCGATGACGACGGCGAAAGTTGAAGAGCAGAGCCAAGTTTTATCCAGAGTGAAAGTGCAAATGCGCCATTCTTTAACTGCGTTTTTTCGGGGATTGAAACGGTGGTAACCGTTGTTGCAGGGCGCGAAGTAAAAATGATAGGGATGGCTTGTTTTTGTTGCTGGTAATAAGAGAAAATAATGTAAGCAGCTAGAATTAACACAACAATAAAAATAATGGTTGTGAAATCAACTTCTTTTCCATAAAATAACATTTTTATTGACAACTAATTTTTATTGACAACTAATTTTTATTGACAACTAATTTTTATTGATATTATCTAAGATATATGTGTAAGATATATAATATCAATAAAATAATTTCGCGAATCCGAATCCGAATCCAAATTTAAATTCTAAATGTCGAGTCGAGACAGTTCAACATTATCTTTTACGAAAGCAAAGCGGACCTTGTACTTGTTGAAAAAATCGACTGCTGAATTTGTCCCATAACCACTAGAATAAATATCCCATGCGTCTTGTGGAGAAACCGGCGCTTTATGGAATGTTGCCATGGTAATGTATCCGTCGAAACCGTCTTTCGAGCCGACATATAAAGATCCGGCGCTTAAACTCCATGGACCTTGTAAAGCGTTTGTTTGCACCAGTTTTCCGTTGATGTAGATGTCGATAGAACTTCCATTGTTTACATTTAAGATAACGGACACCCAGGTTTGAAGTGGAATGTTTGAAACAGGAGGAATGACCGTGTTTCCGTTATTTCCCAAGGTTATATTTAATACGTTGTTATCTTTCCCTAAACTTACCAGAAGGTTGGGCGTATTCTGCGATGCGTCGGATTCAGAAGACATAATTGCCTTCTCTCTAGAAGTTGATTCCCATTCGGTTACATAAATCCAAGTGGAAAGGGCAAAGCTGTAGCTGTTATCAGATATAGTAAAGGATGTTTGAGTTTTTGCATCCTGGGAACCGCTAATTACGGTGCTAGAGGAGGAGTTCATCATTGACCAGATAAAATAAATGACAATAATGACAAGTATAACAATGATGAGCGTTGACCAAGAAAAATCCATTTTTTATATATTTGAACCGGAAAAATTTATTATTTATTTCTATTTATATATTTGTTTATAAAATAATTGCAAAATATTTATATAATAACTTTTTTATAATATTTTTTTATTACATTGCAGGTTATTTTTTCTATTTATTGATTAGATTAGATTTATAGTTAAGTTAAAGTTACATCTAATAAATCTAAAGTATCTCTAAAAGTTGGGTTTGAGTGGCGGATTTAATAATTTATAGGCATTATAAATCCAAGAAACGCCTTGAGTTCCGACAACGTCTTTGTAATACACCACATTACAAAGCTGGCCGTATATTCCTCCTGGCGAACCAACAATCAAAGTTTTGGGCAGTTTTGGAATTATATTTGGCGTAGAACTTTCTAAATGATTATTTAAAAATACATCCATGATGCCGCTATTGTTGAAGTTGATGAACAAGTGGTTCCATCGTTGGAGCAAAATCTGAGTTGGAACACCCACCTTAACAACGGTATTTGTTTCAGTTTGAACACTTATTACGAGTTGGTTTCCACTTGGGTCGAATAAAACTTGCGGTGCGCCGCCATTTGCATCGGTTGCGAAATTCAGAATGCTGATTCCGTCATCGGCCGGAGAATAGCTGTTTTTCGGAGGTTCAGGGTGAATGTAAAACCACGCTGAAATTCCGTAACTGTAGTGCGGCGTATTTGTTTTCACGTTGTCTGCGAGGGACGGTGTTAAAGAAACGGTTGTGCTGTTGTCCGAGTTGGGCGTTATAATATCAAACGGTTCGCTTTTCGCGTTGAGCGGCAACACTTTATCTAGAATGACTTCACCGTTGTGATTTACAACCGCGTCGAATACTTTCGGAAGCATGAAGAGCAATGCGATGAATGCGATTTCGAAGAATATAAGAATGACATAGGTCCACTGTCGTTGCACCAATTTCAGTTCGCTTCGAAAATAATCCGCCAAATTAAGACACATACAAGGAAGGTATGTCACGATTTTAAAAAGTAAACTGGACCACGTGGGCGGACCGGAAATGTAGTTGGGTGATTCGGCTCCAATGAATCGAACAATCATGGCCAAAATGCCGACGAGAATTGCGATATTCAGGATGAATAAAACCGTGTTTGCAATTATTGGAACGTTGGCGTACACGTGTAAAACTGCCATGATGAGACCAATCACGATGCCAATAATGATTGTATATTTTGTGAATGAGGTGATAAAAGGAACGAATGCTTCCAAGCCCATGACGAGTAGCGACAAAAGCGCAAACCCGATGAAAAGAAATATAAACAAAAATATGGATTTATGATCGGAAACCACTTGATACGGTTGTTTTGTGTAAATATAAATAACCACTCCTAAATACATGAGGAATATAATTAGCATCGAGCTTTTGACAAGTTGAACCAGAATACCCTTCAAAAAGTAATTGCATATAAAGGTTGATATTTTGGTTAGTATGTAAAAGGGGTCGGATAACGACATGTCGCTAAAAAAGGTGTTTACGGATGCGGTTACATTTTCGCCACGAACAAGCGTTAGATACAGTATGTATACTATGAGCGAGCCGGTCATAGAGGATGCGACGATGCCTGCGAATCGATTGACCAGGAAGAGCAATTCTGAAACTGCGACCAAAACAAATAAAACAATGTAAATGGTTGAAATGTTTAAAACGAATTTTAAGAACAGTGAGAATAAAAGTATGATGATGGCTGCGATAGAAAACCACCATTGATTTTTAATAAAATTATGGCTGAATCCGTATGCTGAAAGGGATAAAAATAAAAGAATGATGAATAATATAAAATATTTAAAGGACGCTCCGACATCAACAACTGCATCCTTTAGTTGAATTGCTTTCATTTTGATTGCATCTGAATTCATTTATTTTGCTGAATACACACACAACTCGGATCAATATATTTAATTATATAATTATTACACTTATTATTATAACAGGATAAAAAAATCGATAAAAATAATTGAATAAAAATGTGTAAAATATGTAGAATATGTAGAATAAAATAGTTGGAATAAAATGAAATTTAATTTCTGTAATATAATATGCCTATATAAAATATAATTAAAACAAGAATAGAAATAAATATAGCCAAAATTGACGGATTATTTGCCCATCCTGTTTTATCTAACGACGCTGTTGTAACATTGATTGAAAATATGAACAAGAAAATGATTGCGACATGAATTAAAATAGACCACGGACTAAAGTCGGTGCTGATAAAGTATTGCATAATTCGCGTAATAACTACTGATGCAAATTCAAATTGTTTCAAAAAGAGTATCGCGAGAGAAAGCAGCGCAATTAGCGTGAACGATATATTTATGGGATCGCTTTCTTCATCTCCAAACGTTTCGTCGTGGCGAAAAAATACGACGATGCTGGAAATCCACACGATTAAATACATGATGGTGGAAAAGATGTTGATTGGTGCAGTTATGTTTTGTAAAAAGTTTTTCGGAAAAATTTGAAACATTTTTAGAAATGTGTTTACAATAGTAATGAAGGACAGTCCTATAAAAAATGCGGTTGTCAAAATAAAAGCTAAAAATGTCGACCATCCGGCGTATGCCCAGCAATTTGAACCGTTGTCGCAACTCACTCGCAACACGTTTAAATAATAAAAGAACAGTGCGAAAATGAATGCAATTATGCTGCCGCCAATGCCCCAAGGGACGAGGTGTGTTGCATTTGTCTTATACAGCGCAGTTACAACAATTGCTAAAAAGGGGATTGTCCCTGTAAAAACGGCTGCAATGTTTCTTGAAGTTGCGCTGTCGTTCGGATTTTCGGCCAAGTCGGCGTTTCCAGTGACCAACCAGTAAATTGATATGATCCAAAACGCGTAGATTAGAATCGGGGCAAGATAATTGTTGAAAAAGGTGGACAAGCTGTATGAAGTCACGTTGAGATTGAATGCGTGATTATAAAGAACCAGTAAAACTGCTGCGCCGGCCCATGCACCCGTGAACAGTCCGGCGACCCATTTTTCGTCCATAAAGTAGAGCGGGATATTGACAAGGATGCATAGGAGCGCGATGAAAATGAATTTGGTTAAGGTTGTCATAGTTCCAGCTATTTCAACGGAATTATTATTCAGTGACTGCATTTTATTTTTTTTTATTTTTTTTATTTTTATTTATTTTATTTATTATTTCGATTTTTGATGGATATATTTATTACATAAAATTATTTAATTAAAAACTGAGAACTGCTAAATAATTTTATATCTCTCTCTTTCTCTCTACATTTGTCTCTCTATATTTCTAAAAATTTTCAAATGCTGTCTTTTTACCGTGACAATCTCTGCATAGTGCCACTAAATTATCGACGGCATTGGAACCGCCGTGTTCAAGACGGATTTTATGATCGACTTCAAACCATCCTGGAAGTTGGCGTTGACAGTCGCCACATTTCCACCCCTGTTGCGACGCGACAAATTTCTTTTTGGATTCGCTCACGCTGCGTTTTGTGGGTCCGGTGCCGGAGCCGCCCGTCGTTTTACCGGAGGTCATGATTTTATTAACGCTGTTTTGTTGTCGTCGAGTTGTCCAGCCGCCGTCGCCATCATCGTCGGCACTGGTAGAGTTACTACCTCCTTGTCCAAAGAATGCGCGCTTGTTTGTCATGTCAAAAAACGGGGTCAACATGTCTGCGGATTCGCGGCTAATGGGCATGTATTTAATAAACTCGTTGGCGTGTTGCATAATGTTGTGAGAATTTTCCGGGTTTTTCTTCATGAACAAGTACATGGACAGTCCGAAAAATCCAATGGTTGCCATTTTTATGTATTTTCTTGCATTCACGGATTCCACCAGTTTAAAATATTTACCGTCATAGTATGTGTTTACAATGAGTCCTGCGGTAATGATAAAAATAATAAATTCAAACTTAAATTTCATAATTATTTTTAATTTAATTTTATTTTATACACTATAAATTAACTATAAAATAATAATAAATATTTTTACTAAATAGTTACTTAACTAAATATTGCGAACTATAATAATATTGCGAACTATAATATTGCGAACTATAATATTGCGAACTATAATATTGTATAAACCTTCAATAAGAAAACAAGAAAACAGAAGAAAAATGATGATAAACGTTGCCGTTGCAATTACTGGAAACGGAGGAATAGGGCTGAAAGGCGGACTGCCATGGCCTCATCTAAAGACCGATATGGCATTATTTTCCAAACGAACGACGGGATTAGGATTTAATGCAGTGCTCATGGGTAAAAATACATGGCTAAGTATTCCGGAGAGAAGAAGGCCGTTGAAAAATAGAACAAATATAATTATTTCTCGTAGCGAATTAGAATTACATTCACATTCAACTTCAACATCGTGTCATGTATTTTCTTCGATATACGATGCTCTCACGCATTGTGAAGCTGCAAAGTATGATGAATTGTGGATTATTGGCGGAAGTGGAATATACAATGAGTTTTTAAACACACACTATGATAAAGTGCATCGCGTATACATTACATATGTTTGTACAAACAATGACAATGACGGTGACAAACATGGTTATGAATGCGACACGTTTATAAAGATTCCACACGAAAGCTACTTGATTGAAGAAAAAATATATAATCCAACTGAAAATTGTTACTATTTGACATGTGTTCATACGGTGCATGTAAATAATGGCGGTGAGATGGAACTATTAGAAGATTTTATAAAGGGTCGCTCGGATGAGAATTCATTTTTCAAGAATAATGATAGTAATAATCTTCGTATCGACAGTTGAGACAATGATTTGAAATAATGTCGCGCAGCATTTCAAATGTTATCATTTTGGGATAAGGTCTTGGATTTGGACTAAATGCGGATAAAAGCAGCGTCATGAGTTTGATATCTGGATAAATATTCGTAGGATTCATTATATCTTGAAGATGGTTTTTTTGAATGTATGCGTCGATTCTGCGCGTGACTTCTGTTCGCGACATTTTTGTCCGACCTGGTTCGCCTAGGAATTCGGCAAGTTGTGGCGTTATTTCACACACGAGTTTTTTACTTTTTATCATCATCGCGAATGATAATGGATGGATTGACTGGATTATAAAATGAAAAATGTAAATGTAAATATTTATTTTCAATTTTATGAATTAATTAATTATTTTACATTCTTTTATTTCGTCTTGTTTTTCTTGTTTGACGTTTACGATTTTTATTTTTATAGTAGGTTTTATTTTTATATTTTTTACTATGTTTGCTTGTTCGTTTCCTTTTTCGTCCTCCGTTTGACGGCATACCGCCTGGCGTCCGATTATTTATTATAAGTGGATTTATTTGTGGTTGTTGTGGTTGTTGTGGTTGTTGTGGTTGTTGTGGTTGTTCGCGCTGTAGCTGTCGCTGTACAGGATTTACTCTGCCATTATTTGCATTTTCCACATCTACCCTTAGCATATCGGGATCGGGTCGCTGGATTAATCCAGCCAATTCGTCATCTGAATCATCAAAATTCATTTTTATTACTTTAAAATATACAAATTATACAATACTATGTATATTTTAAATCGAGATTATTTTATTTTTTTTTAACAACCGGAGTCCATTTATACACTCCATTTTTATCTGCGACCGATTTAAAAAACTTGCCGTTATTTCCTTTTTTGGTTTTATTTTTGCAATCGTTTGCAGCGAATGCGGGAGATGGGCGCGATTTATATTTTTTTTGCGTCTTTTTATTCTTATTATCGCATTTAGATATTTTGGGCATCTTATAAAAATGTGTTAATATTTTATTATTATATTATTACTAAATATTAAATTTAAAATAATAAAAAAAAATTTATTATTTTATTTTTTTATTTTATTTTTTAATAATTTTTTTTAATAATTTTTATACCACAACCTTCGTTTATTATAGTTGCATTTTTCGAAACGTCCGCGTTTTTTCGATGGGTATGTATGCATACGGTTCAATAATTTGAATGCAATGTGAAATTGCGTGTGAACTTGTAGGTTGAAAGTGGAACTGGGTGATTCTGCCGCCATCGTTCACGAATGAAACAAGGTCACTTGCCAAGTATTTTCCAAAATCGTCAGACACGTCCTTTTCCGCGTGTTTGAATTTGTCCATATGGTCGGTATACGTGTCACGCGTAACAATGGAGATACGAGATCCATTCTTCTGTTTCCGCTCTTCTTTTTTGACGCGCATCAAGTATGCCAACAGAATAAACAAGTCGTCGTTTAGCCCAATCGGTGTGATAATGTGAGGGACTTTCTGTAAAATCTCATCCAGTCCTGGAACGTAATAATCCGGGTTGTGTTTATCAGTGCGTGATTTGTGAATGACAACAAGCGGATTGCGGCCGTTTCGCCTGACAATCTGGAGCATGGTGTTCAAATCATCGATGTGTGGAATACCATTTCTAGAAAGCAAAACATTTGCTCCATCAATGATTGCATCGTAATTTGGTGCTTCGTTGAGTTCGTTGAGTTTTTTCAAAACGGGAACATGCTGTTTGGATTTGGATTTATTTTTGGGATTTTTTTCCATTTCAGTAACAATTTTTTGAATGTAGTGTTCGCATCCTTGAAGCGCGTACCTGGATAAACATGGTTCGCATTCGACCAACTCACGTCCGCCTTGACTGTTAGATTGAGAAGAAGAATCGTGCAAAAACTTGCCGTCCAAGTAACGAAACAGGAATGTGAGGCGATTTTCAATCATGAATCGAATGTCTTTGGAATCGAGAAGCGCGGCATCAATGTATCGCGTAAACAAGTGCGCACAGTATTCGGGATCAGGGTTGTAAATCATGAGTGCAAAGTAGTCGCGTTTCATGGAAAGTCGGTCAAACACGGAAGCAATGCGCGCGTCGTCATGTTCCAAAATCGCAAATCGTAGCACCATGGTAATAATGCCTTTTTCTCGCGTCGTGTCAATTAATTCTGCATTCTCATCGAGCAACAAGCGAAACTCGTCCATTTTATTACTTTGAAGTAGCTCGTTCATTCTTCGCTGAAGTTGACCCAGTTCTTTTGCTGACATAGTTGTAGTCCTAGCCATAGTAGATTCTCTCGAAATAAATGGAAACAATGGAAACAATGGAAACAATGGAAACAATGGAAACAATGGAAACAATGGAAACAATGGAAACACTGTAAGATGTAAAAAAAGAAATTATTTTTTCAATTTGTTTTATCTTGCATACATGAGACCGCAATTTCCGCCGACAAATGTCAGCATGTTGAAGCGTTCCTCAAAAACCGTCAAATTATAATTGTAGTCGTAAATTCTCCAGGTTGGTTTATTCACACCAACAGGAACTTGGGTTTCCGGATCGCAAATGGTCAAGAAATTCGCGCTCGGGTCCAGCGGCGGATAGAACGTGGTAAATTCAAGCTCAATCGTTGAAAACTTGCTGGCATTGATTGCGCCAGAAGGTTGAAAATCGCTGGGTTCAGTGTTTAGGCAAAAATTGTAACAATAAAGGCCATCGGGTGCTGAACCGCGGCTGCTGGTATACTTTTCCAGATAGTTGTAAATTCCGGCATCGAGTAAATTCTCTCTGTATTTGCCATCCAATAAAATTCCTAAATTCAAAAGAATGTCTTTTTGGTTTTGAACGCTGAATGGCGGCGTAATAAAGTAGCCGGTATTTTGAGACAAATACGAATTATAACCAGGTCCAAGATTTATAGGATATGCAGGAGTGCATGGATTTGATGACGGAGTCCATGTAATTGGAACTGTCGTTGGGGCCGGCAACAATCCGTCCGGTTTATACCTGTAAGGCCAGTTCGTATAATTTCCCCATTCGTTTCGCAAGTACGCGTCGCTCCTTTGAAAATAAAACATCCAGCTGGCGACCATACCGAGCGTGCTTTGCAGCCATACGCGACGACTGCCGGTGACGTTTTCGAAATCCCATTGATACACGGATTTAAACAAGTACTGTTGCGGGACGGTTGCAAATTGTTTGGCTTCGTCCGCGGACAAGAAGCAATAGGTGGACATGAGATGAATATCGGCATTCCAGTCGCTGCGAGTTGAACTGCCGTAATCCAGTTCAATGTTGGGTGGTGGCTGAATGAATCGATAAAATTGCTGCAAATTGTCATTGAAGTTGGGCTGAATATAATTTGGCGTAACGTATTCTGGGAAATAGGGCGGTTCTGTGTTTGCGGTACTAGGTGCGGCAGTTGCACTACCGGTGGCCGGATTCAACACGTCGCGAATGACAAACAGTTCGCGAATGGAGCGCAGCGTAATGTCGATTTGAAGCTGGTTGTATTGGAGCGCGACAAGCGGGAACGCCATTTTGCTGCTCAGCGTGAACCATGCATTGATGGGAATATACAGTTTTCGGAACCGAATGGACGGATCAATGCCTGCTGGATCGTTTTGATAATTATAAAAGGCATTGGGATATTTTCCATTGTTGGATGAAAACAGGGCAGGATTATTCAGTTCCGGAATGTTGCCGGTCATTCGATTATACAAGTCGCGCTCGGTTCCGTTGAAGTTTCTCTCCACGAGCGCTTGCAAGTATCCGCCTGTAAGTTTCTGAAGTGTTTGGCCGCCGACCGAAATTGTGATTTCTTTGATCATTTGCGTGCCGATATTTTCAATCCATTTGAATTCGTAGGGCGTCCACGACTGTCCACAGCTTTGGGGCGGCAGAATAGGGCTCCAAATGTTTGGCAGCGTGACAACCAGGTACGTGTCCATTAGCAGTTCAGCGTAGCGTGGAATGTAAAATGTGAATTTAGAAGATTCATTTAACCGTAAATTTCGCTGCCCGTCGAAATCGATTCTAAATTTTTGCAGACCGAAATTTGTATACTTTGCATATGTTGTTTTGAAGAATGTTTTTTTAGGATTGGAATTAAGAATCACGTTTTGATTGCCGTATGCGACCAAATTTAATAAACCGCCTGCCATTATTTATTTATTTTATTTTTTTTATTTATAAATTTTTTTTAGAGAGAAGAGAGATAATAATTAATAAGTTAATAATAAAATACTATATAATCTAGATATAATAATTTTAAATTATATTTCATACAATTAAATAATTGAATAATTGAATAATTGAATAATTGAATAATTGAATAATTGAATATTTTGCATATAATTCATACAATAATATAATTACATATAATTCAATAATTTAAAATATATATAAATTATAAGATTTAGTATTTTATATTCATAATTTATTTTTCATACACATTATATTATTTAAAATTATTTAAAATTATTTAAAATTATTTAAAATATAGTTTAAAACAAATAGTTAAAAATAAAATAAATGTCAACTCCAAGCAGTCCAGGCAGTAACGCAATTTCAGGTGTTGCTGATGCAGCCAACAATATCAAGTTGAAATTAAAATCATACATGTCGCAAACGGATAATACAACGCTCATTCATGTTATTGGTACTACGCTGGTCATAGTTATAGCGGGTTGCATCGTATATTACGTGTATCATAAAATGACGCTGCTTCCCAAAAGCTGCAAACGTTTAAACGGCAAAAAGTCGGCGGCGCTAAATTCAAGTTGGATTACGACTGCATCGGCTGATCCGTCTTCTCAGTTTTTACTAAGAGATTACTATGTAAAAACGGCATACAATTGTTGCTCCACGGGAAACTTTTCCAACGACTACGTAAACGTGTGTGCGCTTCAACACGCAATTAAAATGGGATGCAGGTGTTTGGATTTTGAAGTGTACGGTAAAAACGGGCAGCCAATCGTTTCCACTTCATTAAGTGATGACAAGTGCATTAAGGAAACCTATAATTCGGTGTCGTTTGATGAAGCCATGAGTGCGGTCGCGACGTCGGCATTTAGTCCAAGTTCAAACGTGTGTCCCAATCCCAGCGATCCGTTGCTACTACTGTTCCGAATCAAAACCAACGACGTGGACGTATTGAATAGCATGGCGGATATCATTAAATCGAACCTGAATGACCGATTGATTCCGGAATATAATCACGAATTTGGCGGGAGAAATATATGCGCCGAGCCGGTGAATAATTTTGCGGGAAAAGTGGTGGTTATTGTGGAAAGTAATCCGCTGTTGTATCAGCCGGGTGCGGAACGCATGTATGAAATTACGAATTTGACGAGCAATGCATTTTTGAGGATTTTGACCGTGTTCAACGTGCTGAACAGTCCGGACATTACGGAACTGACGTCGTTTAATAAACAGTATATGACGATTGTTCTACCGGATTCGTCCATGTCGGCGGAAAATTATGACCCGATGCCGCCATCGCTAGCGGGGTGTCAGTGCATGGCGCTTTCGTTTCAGCTTTCTCAAGACGGAAATCTGGCGGTGTACAATGACTGGTTTGAATCGGGGCCGATGAAGAGCGCATTTTTACTCAAACCGGCGAATTTAATGTTTGTTCCTCAAACGATTAATGCGCCCACGCCGCAAGACCCGAAACTCTCATTTGCCAGTCGCCCGCTACAATCCAACATGTACAGTTTTACGATTTAATTGGAACGAATACTGAGTAACTTGAGTATTAAGGTTAACTTTTTTAATTGTTTTTATTTTGTAATAAAATAATTAAAAAATTGAAATAAAGGTTTATAGTTAATTAAATATAATAAGCTAAGCGAATTGCTTTAATGCAAGAATTAAAAGAAGAATCAAACGAGTTGAATGAAAAAGGTAAGAAAAGAAAAATTGTCATTAAACAGAAAGCCAGCGTTATTATATCCGACGACGACCTCGTTGAAATGAATCGTGAATATTTAAAGGAAATATTTACGCAAGAGCAGATTGAAGAGTTGAAAAAGGGGTATACGATTAACAAAGAAAATCGCGAAAAAAACGTTTATAATTTTATCGATGCGTATCGCTGCATGATGAAACAACAGTTTAATGAAGAAACGCAACCAAGCGCGGATTATCAGCTATTACATAAGCTTACCTCGAGTCCAGAAAAAGTGAAAGTGGTTTGGAGCGGGTGTTTGCAAGCGTTGCGGCGTCTTCCGAGCGAGTCGGTTGGACACATTGTTACTTCGCCGCCATATTACAATGCGCGCGAATATTCCACGTGGCCGAATTTGGATGCGTATTTGGCGGATATGCGCGCAATTATATCGGAATGCTATCGAGTGCTGGATAATCATCGCGTGTTTGTATTCAATGTGAGCGACGTGGTGGACAATGACAAAATGGATAAAATCAATGCATTCGGAAACCGCAAAATTCCGCTGCCTGCATATTTTATAACCATGTTTGAGGAATGTGGGTTCACGTATGTGGATGACGTTATTTGGGACAAGGGGGAGGTGCAGAGTTCGCGACATAAAAACGGGAATAAACCGTTCCCATTCTTTCAATACGCGTGCAATTGTTACGAACACATTCTCATCTTTCACAAGCATCGACTGGAAAAGGACGTCAAGTATCCATGCAATGACTGCGGCAGCTTGAATGTAAAGAGTAACAGCTACACGTTTCGCGGATTGCGTTCGTGGGAATGCAAAAATCCAAAGTGTGAACGCAGCGAGTCGGACAGAGGGAAGCGGTTCTCATTGAAAACAATCATGACCCAAAATCCGTTTCGGCAGCAAGAGAATGTCATTCCGAAGGAGCTCGTGCAAGAATGGCGGCGGGATATTCGTAAACTGTCGCCGGTGATTAAAATAAATAGTAAAAAAGAAAACAAATTGGGTCATACTGCACCGTTTCCGATGGATATTCCGCTCATGAGCACGTATTATTATAGTTATCGCGGGGACATTGTTTTAGATGTATTTGCCGGAAGTTTTACAACGGCGATTGCGGCGCAAAAGCTGGGTCGAATTGGCGTAGGTTTTGAATTGCGCAAAGATTTGTTTCGGGAGTGCATCATAAAAAATATTACGAATCATGAGTGTCAATTAGAAGAGATTGAATAAATGGAATGCTGAATAATGGATTATTTGTTTTCAAGTAATGCTATTTTTGCCTTTAATTCAGCATTTTCTGTTTTTAATTCAGCGGCATATTCTTTTTTAATATTTTCTTTAATATCTTCGATTACATCTGTTAAATCCGCATTTACAGAATTAAATGCTGAATTTATTGCATTTCCTGCTGCTGTACCGAGAAATACATTTTTGTGGTTATGGTTCAATTTGCCAGGAAGTAACTTATCCACATGGTGCAAATTCACTTTGGTTGTGGTGCGATTAAATTCTTCTCTCCCAATATCACCTTCAATTGCACCATCTACTATATCTTTAAATTTTATTGTTGCAAGTTTAATATCTCCACATTTTATCATTTCGGGACAAACTGTTTTTCCATAACGAATCGAATATTCCTGCAACCTCTCATTTTCAAGGAACAAATTAGATTTTTCAAACTCGGTTTGAAACTTGTTAAAAACGTCGATTTGGGGGTCAGTGAAATGCTCTTTGAAATCTTCCATTTTAGTCATTTGATAAAGCATAACATATTTAACATTTTCTATTTCAGATTTAGTAGCATAATCCATTTCATTTTGTCCGATAAGCTTTGGTCCAATGTATATTGATTTACCTTCTGTTCCAAATTTATCAAGATTTTTAATATCCTGCACCCACATGATATCTTCTTTTTTGTAATCGTCGCGATTTGAACTTATTTTGTCCCATTCAACCGGTGCGGGATGTATTTTCAACTCATCATAAGATTTATATCTAACAATGTTAGGCAGTTCGCGTAATAATACTAAATTGGAAAAATACTCTTGTGGTTTACAAAGAAGTCGCCAACCAGCTGAGAATTTATTGTCAAGAAGTATGGGATCGCTACTATAATTATTAGTAAAACTATTGAATGTAACATTCACTGGACCAAACCGAGATCTTCTATTCGTATAGACACCTCCACCACCTCTATCTAGTTCACTTTTTGATATTTTGGTTTTTGCAGCGGAAGGAAGTATTTTTAATGCACGGTGATATAAGTTTTTGATATTCATCATTTTATCTTCGTAATATTTTTTTGGTATAATTCTAATTTTATTTCCAGTGATACCACGAACATCCATATAATCGCGTCTATTAATCGGTTTTAGTAGTATTCATTCTATCATTAAACAATATTTTCAATTTTTTTAATATTATAAAATATTTTTATAATAGTAATATAGTAATCATAAATAATTATTTTTAATGAGTGAGAAAAATATAGAGCGTTCTTTAGAGATATTGAAAAAATCGCAAAATGAAATCGAGGCGTCACAGGGTGAAAAACTGGTGAGTAATCCGACAATTCAGGAAATTATTTCGATTGTCGAGCAGTTTTTAATCAAACATCATAAAACAAGTGAATAACTTCAATTGTTTTGTTTGTTACATTTGACGGATTTAACCAATATTTTATTTGTTCTTTTAATGTTTTTAATCGTTCTGACCATTCACCATTTTTTGTTTTTTTAACAACGCATATTCCGTTTCCATCAAGACACCAACACGAACTTATATTTATTCCATTATTTATATAATCATCGGGATTAAATCTAATAAATACAATTGGTCTATGTTCCAAATCTTGTGATAATTCCATTATGCGTTTGTTTTCACAACTGCAATTATATGTAATATGTTGATTTTCATCAATTTCAATAATTACTATTTGGTATCCCAAATCGACTATTAAATCCGGTCTTCGTTTCGAACAACCACCGATTATGTATTTATCGTTATTCCATGTACAATGTGGAAAACATGTTGTTACATATTCAACGACTGCGCGTTCTTTGGTTTTATAATTACGCGAAACCGGTTTATCGGGGAATAAATTCATATAACAAAATAGACAATATCCATCATATTTTTCTTGAACAATTGTTAAGCACCAACTACTTTTGCACTTTTTATGTATTACATTCACCATTCCATCCTTTTTATGCGTATAACAATATAGTGCTTTTTTCTCGCCGTCAATATTAAATGTTGGTATAATTTTACATCCTTCATGAATACAAGTTCTATTTTTTACATCTACCATTCCATATTTTTTATGCGCGGAGCAATATAATGCTTTCGTTTCGCCATCAATATTAAATGTTGGTCTAATATTACATCCTTCGTAAATACAAATTTCATGTTTTACATCGATCATCCCTTCCAATTTATGAGACGAACAATATAACGCTTTTGTCTCACCATTAATATTAAATGTTGGTCTAATATTACATCCTTCGTGAATACAAAATTCATGTTTTACATCGATCATCCCTTCCAATTTATGAGACGAACAATATAACGCTTTTGTCTCATCTTCAAAATTAAATGATGGTTGAATTTTACATCCTTCATGAATACAAGTTTTATCTTTGACATTTATCATCCCTTTCAATTTATGAGACGAACAATATAACGCTTTTGTCTCATCTTCAAA